GATTTCGTTGGGCTGCCGTTTCTGATAACCGCCGCTACGACCGCCGATGAAATGTCATTCTACCCGGAGCGGCAAATACTCGTTATCGAATATGCGGTCATGTGGACATACCGCCACACCGGGCAAGGTGATTGGACATGGCAAAACAAGCTATTTGACCAGCACCTTGACGCTGAAAAGGTACGGGCATCGGTGACAAGTTCCACCCCTGGGAGGTTCCCAAACAAGAAGTTCTGAACACGAAAGGAGTACGCACCATGAACACAGTAACCCGCATCGTGCTTTTATCCGTTCTGGCCTTCGCCCTTGTCCTCGCCCCCGGAATCGTATCGGCGCAAGGATATTGGGGTGGAACCGGAACCCCCGCTGTTGTTGTGCAGGATGACACGACTTCCTTGGCAACATGGAAGACTGTTATCGACATTGGCGGGCCGGGCATCGTGTACCAGCTTCTTTTCAATTCATCCTCGAATGCGAAAGACCCGTCACTCAGAATCACGGTTGACGGTAAAGCCGATAGTGTGAGCGAAACAAGCTCCGAAGAGCTTACCCGGTTTGTAAAGCTATCGGTTACACCGAATGGCACCGGCGCGGATGACCTGATTGCGGTTGGTGACTCGACAGCGGTTGACGGTATACGACTAAACCTACCATTCAAGACACAATTCAAGGTCGAAGCGAAAACCGAGACTGGCGCGGCTGCGACAACGAACACCAAAATCATTTATGGACTGAATCGATGATTCGTTGCCTCACATTCGCCCTATTGTTGGCGGCTCTGGCGGTTGGCACGGCGGGGGCTGCCGACATTGGGGTGATCGATATTGCCGATTTCTCCGGCGGGTTGAATACGCGAGACGGCGCGGGCGGTATTGCCGATAACGAGCTTGCCGAAATACTCAACTGTCATTTGAACGGCAAGGCGGTTATGAAGCGCAACGGCTTCGTATCATACGCCGATTCCGCACAGGTAGACAGCACCGAAGCGGGCACCGGGATAGCCGAAGCGACCTTTACGGACTCGACCCGTATCGTGGTGTTTGCCGGCCAGAACGTGGCGTGGGATAGTCTCGGTTCATTGTCTGACATCACCGGGGCCGTTTCTCTCACGAACGATAAGCCGGTATTGACCGCGATGGTGAACAACAACCTTGTGGCGGTGAACGGCACAAACCCCGCGGCCTATTGGGATGGCAGCGGAGTATTCGAGACGCTTTCCGGTACGAACATTCCGACGGCCCCGGACGTTTGCGCCGAATACAAGGGACGGCTCTTTCTCGCGCAAGGTCGATACCTCTACTGGTCTGAGTATTCCGGGGCATGGAAAACATTTCACCCTGACGATTACCAGCCTTTCGAGGAAGACATTACCGGCCTCTATGTCTACGGGTATGGATCGAATGCAAAGCTGATCGTATTCACGCGGCGCGGTGTGACGGCTTGCATATTCGACGCCTCGATAGGTGAGGCTATCGGCGGGCGCGGGGTATTCCGATTCGAAGTTATCACAATGAAGCACGGGTGCATATCGCCGTATTCGGTGCAGGAATGCCAGTCGGATGACGGGACAACGGTTCTGATGTGGGCTGACTCGGACGGTATAAAGGCTCTTTCGGGTAACTCAATCGTGAGGCTCACCGACAGGATACAGCCTACTTGGGATGCGCTCGATAAGGGACTATTGGCGACGGCGCGGGGAGTGCATTACACGTCACGCCGGTGGTATATGCTGACATGCGGTGAAGAGGGGGAGACAGAGAACAACCGGGTCATCGTGTACGACCTTCGCAACTGGACAGTAGGGGGCATATTCGATTGGGACATAAGCACCCTTGACGTTGTACGAGTAAATGGCGCGGACAAGATTGTAGGGTCTGACTATGACGGTTACTGGCACACATACGATAGCGGTACAAGTGACGGCGGGAGCAACATCGAATCGTACTTTCTGACAAAGAGCTATGATGGCGGTAGTCCTCTGGTAGACAAGGGCTTCATGTCGGTGGTGATACACCACTCATACCAGGGAGCATACCGGATGGACTTCACGGTGTTTTTGGAGGCCAGTACGTCATCGAATAGCGTCACGTATACGGCTCGGGCGCAGGGTGTTCCGCTCGGTCTATTCATGCTTGGCACGGACAGGCTGTATTCAAAAGGCGGCATGGTGATTGCCGGGAACGAATTGCGCGGGAGAGGTAGAAACGCACAGGTGCGCGTTGCCGGGCGATACGCCAATGAACCGTTTGAGGTCTACCGCTTGCAACTCCCCTATGAACCCGGAAGGATGGTGATAGCTCGATGAAACGGATTGCGGTTGTGCTGGTGGCGGTATGTATCGCGGTGAGCGCCTTGTATGCGGTGACGGCGCGGGCATACGTGACTGACCTAAAGACTTGGGGAGCCGAAGTTCTGACACCCACCGATTTGAACGGCAACTTTTCAAAGCTGAACGTCGGGCTGGACAACCTTCTTTTATCCGTCGGTTCGGTGGCCGCTGATTCATCCGATGCCCGGTTTCCCGGAACATTCCCTATACCGTTCGGTTCGGCCGTGATTGATTCGTCTACCGCAAGCGACTCGGTGACGGTGTTCCTCACTACAATATCGCCTATCGGGAACAAGGGTGTGCTCTATGTGAAGAACACCACCGGACTATCACAAACGGTATCGGTGTTCCTCGATTTCCTTATACGACCGGAGACGAGCATACTTGACAGCATCCGGGTTCCGGTATGGACAGAGACAACGAACACCGAGAATTACGTTGCGGTAGCGGTATACGATGATTCCACTGAGACATACTTCCGAACGGGCGCGACGGCCTCGACCGCCTCAGTGAAGAGCGCAACAGCACGGACTACAGCCGTCGGATCGGTGACAACGATCAACCTTACCGGCGGGCCATCCCGATTGAAATTGACAATCTACAGCAAGGCAGACTCGCTTTTTATCGGTGAACCTACCGCCTATATCACGAAACCCTAAGTGGAGAGAACGTCCATGAAACGCATCGCCGCCATGCTCGCCGCCGGACTTGCGGCGATACTGTTTGCCACCTCAGCATTCGCGCTCACGACTCCCACCGGATTTGTCATGTCTGCCGGGACGGTTGCCCATACACAGATTGACGTAGAATGGGGTGCGCTGTCCACGGTCAACAAGACAAACAGCGATTCAATCACTATCCGAAACGCCGCAGATTCGAGCTTCGTTGCGCTATTCGATACCACGGTGACATCGGGCACCCTCTCCCTTCTGACGCCGAATACGCAGTATATCCTGTGTATTTCTGCCGATTCGAGCGGTGTCTACAAAATGAGCGCACCGGACACGCTGACAACGGATACCTGGGACTTCACCATGACCTACGGCAATTACGAGAATACGCAGATTGCAACGGCATGGACGGCACTCGCGGACACTGACGAAGTATACTTGGATTCGCTGGCGGTGCGTAACTCGGCAGATTCTTCTTTGGTTGCGCTCCTGACTGACAGCACATCGGTGACAAAGATAGTGTCGAGCCTGATTCCGGGGAAAGAATACATCTGGATAATCACCGCCGGGAAGAGTGGGGTCTATCGCGCATCGACACCGGACACGCTGACGACCAAGAAGGTAGAAATATCATCCGATGGATGGACAACGGGGTATAGAAACCTTGTGATGGACTTGGGCCGGGCGATGAATACGGCGCAATCGTGGCCCGCAGCCGGGTACAATGTGACCGATTTCTTGATACCGACGCGGAACGCATACGACAGTACGATGTACTATCTGGCCGCACCGAATACGAACATCACCGGGTATATCTCTACCGGCGATTCGGCAACCTTTGAAATATGGGCCGGGTACAAGGGAACGGATGAAACATACCGATGGTTCTCAAAAGTCGATACACTGGCTGTGCGCGGGTCATCGGGGGTATTCGATTTCGGGGGTATCACGTTGGGCGGGCCGAACGCTCATCTGTTCTTGAAGGCCAAGAGTCTTGACGCCGATACCTTGCGGTTCCGTATTCGCATTTCACGGTCTTTGTACTGAGGGGTATGTGATGCTGAATGCTCTTTTACTTGCCCTCATGCTTACGGCGCAACCGGCGAATGCTGATAATGTGACGGCTTCGGTACAAGGGATTGTCGATAATTTTAGCTTCTCTTCTTATCTGCCAGCCAGAGATGCAAACGGAGGTTTTGCCGCATCTGGCTATGTTAGCATGGGTCAGCAGTATGCCGAAACCGCCTATCAGGTCAAGCGAGGATTTCTGGCGTTTCCTATACCGGCTGGCGAGAGGATTGTTTCGTGCAGTCTCTTTTTGAATGGCTGGGTTGATTCATCCGCGACGGATTTTGCGGTTGACATTGTTGGTGCAAATCTCGCAAGGCCAACTATAACCACTGCCGATTATTCGAGATTCAACGGACGAACCGTAGGTTCGGCACATACCGGAACCGTTCTTAATAACACATGGAACTCATCTTCGTATTCTGCCGATTGGAACACCATAACATTAAACGCCGCCGGGATTGACTCGCTCAATGCGGCGATAGGTGATACGCTATGGATTGCCCTGTTGTCACACAAGGACTACACGGCATCAGCACCGACGGGGTATGAATACATCGCCTTTGTGCCATCACCTGCCCCCTACCTATCCATAACGCGGTTGCCGGTGTCTCGCAATATCCCCTATTCCCTGACTCCGACGCCACTCTATGACAAGTCACCCGTGCCACTCTACCGGGGGTATTGATATGAAAGCTATATTAACGGCTCTTGCTATTCTACTTTCGTGCTCTCCTGCTTCCGCACAGTGGAATGGCTCATGGAACACCGGATGGAGTGCCGGATGGAGCGGTGGCGATGCCGGGTATGTCAATCCCAGGTATGTGTTGCTGAATGCAAGTCTTGATTCATCAACGGTTACGCTTGGCCCGGAGCTTATCACGAACGGGAACTTCTCGGCGTGGAGTGGAGCCGCTGACCCGGATAATACGCCGACTGGGTGGAATAAATACACATCTGCTGCTGGATACTATATGCAAAATGCCAGTGGTGCTGCGCGACTGGTGACAGATGGAACAGTGATGGGTATATGGCAAACTCTTACATTGTTGCCCGTTGGAAGAACCGCGAAGATAGAACTTGATATTGATGCCAATACTGGGAATGGAATACTATTTTCAGGACTTGTTACGGCGGCAATATATACGACAACAACAGGTCATAAGACACATATTTCACGGGTATCAAACGTAAATATTGGGCCGGTCAGAGCTTCCGGTTCCCCATCGGATGTAACATTCGATGATGTCTCCGTTAAGGAATACTACCTCTCCGACGCATCCACCTCTGCCCGTCACCTATCACCTGCAAATCAGATGACGTGGAACACACTGACGAGCGGGATAAAGGTATTAAACTTCGACGGCACAACCGACCTGATAGACACCGGAGCTGACTATTACGGAACCGGAGCAATTACACTCGTTCGCTGGATTCGCCCTGAAACCGCTGGCGAAGGTTCTGCTGGCCGTATCGTCTCAAATGGCAAGCTCATCGTTGCGCTCGATAACACCGGGGGCCGTATATCCGTAACCTCTGACGGCGGGACAATAACCGTATACTCTGCTACCGGAGCATGGGACGCGAATACATGGAGTCACCTTGTCGTATCTATTGATGCCGCAGGGAAAGCTACGGTGTGCATCAACGGTGCGCTATCAGGTACAGCACAACAGGCATCAGGTACAAGGGCCGCCGGAACTGGCAACGTATTCTTTGGGAACGCTGCCGATGCAAGCAAGACGTTCGACGGTGACATATACGGCGCAATAGATATAAAGGGAACGCCGAATGACATTATCGGATTCTCGTCCGCTCGTTATATGGCAACGAAAGACCTGTATCAATAAATAATCTCACAAGGAGCCGGGACATGGACATAGGAAAGTTACTCGAATCGATACTCCCGTACCTTGTCGGTGGCGGTGTCGGGCTGGCAATCGACAACAACAACGCGGGAAATTATGTCGATCCGAAAGCTCCGGGACAACGCGCCGCCGGGATGACGCAGAACGCGAACGACCTTTTGCAGAACATCCTTGCCGGGCGCGGGACAAACTCGAACCTCGCGGCATCGCAAAGCCGGGTATCCTCCATGCCTCAGATGAATTACTCCGGGCGGGTTCCATCGGCAATCAATACTCAACTCATGGGCGCGGCCTCCGGGAACTTCGGGACGGCATCACAGAAAAACGCGCCGCTTATGGACATGCTGACGCAATCGCTGAAGAACCGTAACACCCCTCGCGCCCCCATAGTGAGGTAACACATGGCGCTCATTTACGACCCGACAACCGGCGAATACTACGAGACTGCCTCAAATGGCACTCGCATGAAATATCAGAAGGCCGACCGTACATTCAGCGGCCCGACAACGCCGGATGAAATGAAAGCCTATGGCGCGGCAACAATGGCCCAGGTGACGGCGGCAAACCCGGCAACGGCGACGACTGTACCTGTAGCCGCCGCTCCCGCTGCTACATCGACAGCGCAAACAGCAAGCTATTACAAGCCGGAAAACTATGATCCGGAAGGATGGGCCGCGGGAAAATACAACGCTGATGGCACACTCAAAGAAGAATACAAATATCAAAACCAGCCGGGGTATGACCCAAGCTCGAATCCCGACACCTATATTGACCAGTCGTATTTGTCGTCGCGCCTAACGCCGACCGAGTGGAACGCACAGAGAACACCGGCAACCACAACTCCCGCTGCACCTGCGTTCCCAGTTACAACTACTCCGGCGGCAACGACACCGACAACGCAGCAACAGTCCACCGACGCCCTGCTGAACAGCATCCTTGCCATGCTGCAGGAAAACGTGAATGCCGAACCCTATCAGAACACCGAGAGCTACACGCCGTCCACATCGACCGGGCAGGTGTCGCAAGCCTTGACGGACAAGATACTTGAAAGCCTGAGCAAGCCCGCCGGGTATACCGCCCCTGAGCAACAGGCGATTTACGACCGCGCCATGAATACGTTTAACGCCAATCAGAATACCGACCTGCGCACCCTGCAAAATCTGTACGAAACCCTCGGCATCCGGTCACAGGCTGGCGACCTCGGCGGCGAGGCCGGTAGCTCATTGCAAGACTATATGGGGAAGCGGTCAATCGCGCAAGCTGACCTGCTGGGGAATATCGCACAGCAGATAGCAGATACCCGTATGCAAGACCAGCAGAACACCATTGCCAATGCGAAGGGTGTCATGGACAGCCTGTACGGTCAGGACAGGGGTAATTTTGCCGATGCACTATCTCTGTCTGAGTTTAACCAGAACGTGGACAATGACCAGTTCAACCGGACATTCGCGGTGGCGCAATTCATTAACGACGCCAATCAGCAGGACGTAGCGAACGCGATGGCCGATAGGGAATACTGGCAGAGCACGACCGGCATAAGTGCGGAATCGGCGCTCGGTTTCCTGCAATCTATGAATCAATCCGAATTGTCCGCGCTGGCCGCTGGTGTCGGTATGGAAGAATCGGCATTGCTCCCGATACTGGTAGGGCTGGCAATGGGGGCGATTGGCGGGGACAAAGAGGGCACGACAACCGGCGATCTACTTGAGGTTGCCGGAGAAGGTGGAAAATGGGCGTGGGATGCGGCAAAGAAAACATGGGGTTGGGTAGCCGATAAGGTTGGCGGTAGCGAAGAAGAACCCCCCGTGTCTCCCGAAGATGCCGGTTGGCTTACTCCGTTTTTGACAAAACTCGGAACCGTTGCCGTCCCGTTGGCTGCGACGCTCGGAACCGCATACATGCTCTATAAGAACCAGCAGACAGAGTCGGTGTCGAAGGGTGGAAGAATACGCGACTGGACAAATAAATCGGGAGAGTATAATCCGATCACCGCGTATGCCGTTTGGGATTGGGCCGAGAACGGAGCACAGTGGAACTCGGCGGCAGCAATACTTGAGCCGAATCCCGAAATATTCACGCTTACCAATGCCGCCGTGAAGTCCGCTATCGCCCAAAGTGCGGAAGGTATGCCGGTCGAACAGGCGGCGGCACTCGCCCGCGACCAAGCGTATAGCTCGATCTTCGACTATCTGAGTGGCGTCAAGGTCAAGAAGGTATATACCAACGGCCAGACCGACACCGTTACGCTCCCGGCAAGCGACCGCATTGCCATTGCTGACGGCATCGCCAAGAAGATAGAAAGCTCATATCTTGGCGCATCCAATGGATCGATTGATTATGCCAACTGGGGAAAGGCAAAGTAATGAAGATAAATACTTCTGGCGCGGGCAACCTACTCACGAATGCCATGTTCTACATTCTTGAGCAGAAGAACCGCGAGAAAGAGGCGGCGCGAAAGTCACAGGAAGAGGCCGCACGTCAGCAATCGGAGCGGCAATGGCAGGAAAATAACATGCTTCGTGAAAATGCTCTTGCCGATCAGCGACTTGAAAGAGAGCGCGCGTACAATGAAAGCCGCGATTCTGAGATTGCCCGTGGCGACCTCAACATGACCGCCGTTCTCAATAATCAGAAATCACGCCTTGCCGATGACAATGAAGATGTACTCGGAAGGCAACGCGGCGCGGCAATGGGACAACCGGGCGTCTATAAGTCCGAGCCTGAGTACGAAGTGTGGAAGAATAAGCAGGACGACGCGGCAAGAATCCGCGAAATTGAAGCTGGCAAAAAGCCGACCACCGTGCCGAGTCCGCAGACGCAGGGCCTTGCGGAGAACATCAAGCGCCGGTTGCGCGCCGAGTTTGTAAAGGGAAACCTTGAGGGATACACGGCGAGCGATGGCTATATAGGTGCCCTGTCTATTGTTGCCGAATTGTCGCCCGACTTGGCAACCGAGATCCAAAACGAATACTTCACGCTGGCCGGACAAGAACCTCCCGCGCCTCCGAAGCCAGTAAAAACAGGACTATTCGGAAGACAGCCCAAAATGCCCGTGCGCTCATACCCTCCCGCTGGCGGCGGCACAACCATAGGGACACGGTAAATAATGCCCTTCTATTCGCCATCACAGCTACGCAGCCGGAGAACAGCCGGAACGCCAGCCGAACGCCTTGCACGTCAGGACGCCGAGAATCAACGCGCCCTCGACAGACTGCGCAAGGAAGGCTATCTCGACGAGTTTGAGGACTACCGGAAACCGGGCGCATGGGACACCGTGAAGCGTGTCGGTTCCAATGCGCTGGACGTGCTGCAACGCGGCGAGTTTGCTACCGCCGGTGCTGCCGATGTATTGGCATCCTGGGGAACAGGCGGGGAGGTTATCGGCTCCGCTGCCCGTGAATTACTGTCCGGTGTTGGCGACATCCAGGGCGAGAAGAAAACCATCGGTGACGTGGTGCGGAAATACAATCCGGGCTATGACCAGTTCTCCGAGGAACACCCGTTTCTCACGATAGCCCCTGACTTGGCGATGTCCATTGTTGGCGATCCGACAACCTATATCGGAGGGTTCATACTTCGTGGCACCGGGTGGCTTGTCAAGGGTGGCGCAAAACTGGCCGGCAAGACGCGGGCCGGGAAGGGTATCGCAAAGGCATTTGAACCGGCAATGGATGTTATCGGCAAGACCTTCGACCCGGCATACGGTTTCAAAAAAGCTGGTGTCCCGGAAGCCTACGACGCGATGATGCGAGAGAAGCAATTTACGGAATACCTGTCCGGTAAATATGCCCGCGAATTGAAACCGGTCACGTCATGGCTACGCAGTAATAAGCGGACAACGCAACAGATAGACGAATTCACGCGGGTAGCAAAGGGCGAGCTTCCTATTGAGCAAGCAAGCGATGAAATCAGGAACCTTGCGGCCATCCACAAAAAGGTATTCCGCGACATGGGACGGCGGGAAGCGCGGGTTATGGGGAAAGGCAAGCCGTTACTGAGTGGTGTTGCTGAGGGGAAAACCGATTTCACGCCCGGCTTTACCATGAAGGAAGACTATCTCCCGAACAAACCGAAGTCATACCTTGACCTTGCAGAAAAGGTTGGCGGTTCCCCAAGTTCGGGACACGGGCGCCCGCTGAACCTGACAAAAAAGAGCTTCGAGAAAGAACAGATACTTGACACGACCGATAAGCTACAAAACTTTTGGCGTGGCGAGGGGTTGCCGGAGGACAAATGGGGCGAAGCTCTCGCCCGCTCAATCGACTCCCGTATAGCCGAAGGGTCAAGCAAGATACGCGCCATACGGACGCATTACCGATGGACACAGGAAATGCCGGACGTGTTTCGCAAGCTCCCGGCTGGCACGGACACACCCTGGGCGAAAGAATTGCTGCCCGGTGAATCCCTCTGGCTACCCCGTGGAAACCTGCTCATGTTTCCACAGGAAGTCATTGCCAAGAATAAGGTTATTCGGGAAGCCATAGAAAACGGGACGGACATTTCATCGGCTGCCCTTGAAGACCTGCAAAGGACAATGGTGGGGGTCACGACACGGGTTCCGGTATATGCCGCTCCGACTGAGGTTGTCGAATCCATAAACCGCATGAATGCGTCGATGGGGAACACCTACGACCTGTTGAAGTTCACGGATAAATATACGAATCTATGGAAGAACACGGCTATTCTATCGCCGGGGTTCCACCTTCGCAATATGCTCTCTTCCGGGGCGCAAAATTACTTCGCCGCTGGCCCTACAATTCTCCCCCGGTATGTAACCGCGATGCAGGCTTTGAATCCCCTTGTCGATGACAACGCAAAGATACTCGGCAAGACGGCGAAAACATGGCGTAAATGGGCCGAAATGCACGGGGTAACTTCCGGGTCGCTCGTTGGGCAAAGTACGCAGAAAACAGGCATTCCGGTCATTGGTGCGGTATTCGAGGCGAACCGTGCCGTCGGTGCAACTGTGGAGCGCGTGAACCGGCTGGCGTTATTCATGCATGAGGTTGATAAAGGGAAGTCCATGGGCGATGCTGCGGCGACCGTCAAGAAATGGCATTTCGACTATGACGAATTGACCGACATCGAGCGCAAGGTGTTTCGCCGGGTCATGCCATTCTACACATGGCAAAGAAAAAATATACCCCTCATGCTGGAAACCGTGTTTACGCAACCGGGTAAGTTCCGCAATATCGCCAAGCTGAAACGCGCCGTATCCGGTGACACCATGAGCGAGTACGATCCTGAGTGGTGGAAGAATGAGGATGTATGGGCTATCCGGGGAACGAAGCTGGCGTATAATGCCGGGCTGCCGTATGCCGACCTGAATACGCTATCGGGAAATGACACTATCGGAAGCATGGGGCCGCTGAAAACCGCTGGCGATTTACTCCGCAATCAGGACGCTTTGACCGGTGCTGAAATACAGAAGTTCCCCGGTGAACGTGTTCCACTGATAACCGCCGGGCCGCTCACGAATATCACAGTTTCCCCGCGTATCAAGTATGCCATCGAGGGCGCATTGCCGGTATTGAAACGGTACGGGACAGACCTTTCGCGGGAAATATCGGCGGTCATAAACGGGACAGACGAGGAAAGCGAAAACGCCTTGAAGATTATCCGCAAGTTCTCCGGCACCGGACTCATGGCACGAACGCAAACACGGCAGGATAGAGAGCGAATATATCGGCTGATGAATGAACTCGACAATTTCAGACAATACCGCAATCAGGAAGGGATGACAAATGGACGCTGAGGAGCTTCTTGACGAACGAAAAGAAGAGTGGACGGTTGCGGAAAAAAGGTATCACTGGGCAATTACTACCCTTGTCGGATTGCTCTGTTTCGCGCTCGGTTTCGTTGTCTCGGCCGAACGGATGCGGGACAGGGTTACAGAACACACGGTTCAGATACGGCAAATGGAATCGAGCCTTTTATCAATCAACGCCAAGCTCGATCTGATACTCAATGAAGGTAGGTAGGCATGAATACCTTTTCCCGCACATCCGAGGCGCGACTGATAACGTGCCATCCTGATATTCAGACCATCATGCGGACGGTCATTCAGGATTACGACTTCTCGGTGATATGCGGGCACCGCAACGAGACAGAACAGCTAAAGGCATACGAAGAGGGGAAGAGCAAAAAGCTATGGCCACACAGTCGCCACAACACAACGCCTTCGCTTGCGATTGACATAGCACCATACCCGATAGATTGGAGCGATATAGGTAGATTCCAGCACCTTGCCGGGCGCGTTCTTGAAACGGCCGCACTCATGGGAATTACCCTGGCATGGGGCGGGAACTGGAAAACATTTCGTGATTATCCGCACTTCGAATTACGAGGTGGGAAATACGACACACCCCCACAAGGAGGAGCAGCATGAAACGTTTTACACTCGTTGCACTCGTTTTTGTACTTGCGTTACTCACCGCCACCATCGCCATTGCCGGGCCGCTCGATGCGGTCAAGGAGTGGGTTGTCGGTGCCGGTGCCGGGGCAATCGCACTCGGGCTCACTGCGCTCATCGGCCTACTCGGACTCGCAACGCGGGCGAAGTGGGTATCTGCGGTATTCTTTGCGCTCGATTTTCTGTTTGTCGCTATCGGGGCCGTATTCGGTGCGCTTGGATTGATGCTTCAGGACGGTAAAATCGAAGCGATGGAGCTGGCGAACGCATGGGATAAGATTGGCAATATCCCTGACCGCGCAAAGGCGTTTATCGCCGTACTCAAGGCGGGGAAAGCGGTCGATGGCGATGGCGCCTGAGCCGGTCAGCACAGACAAGCGTCACTGGTGGGAGTCGTTGCGCGTACAGGGTTTTGCAATGACGGCTCTCGGGGTGGCGATGCTGTTTAACCCGCTGACAAACCCCCATGCCGGGTGGGTAATAAGCACCGGGGCAACGTGGATGACTGCCGGTGCAGCATCGAAGGCTATCAGAGACAAGAGCGTCAAAAACATTCTGAAACTATAGGCTCCCCGCAAATAGCCCCGGTCACAGCCCCTACTATTCCCCCACACACATCCCTCAAAAAGGCCGTCACGACTCCCGTCATGGCGGCCACTATTTTGTAACTGCATTCACATACAATAAGTAGTATATTGATAAATAAACGCATAACTTGTGGTTACACTGTTACGCCGGACATATTGCTATATCTATGTACGACAACCCATACGGATGATATTGTATTACAATACCAAGTTATATTGCATAACTATGCCGCATATACTTACACCAAAATGTAACCGTTTGCAGTTACATTCCGTGACAAAAAAACATGCTGCACATCAGGCGTCTATAATGATGGATGACTTTCTGACGCCATGTTTGTATATCTCGGTTGTCGTAATTGTTGAATGATCCAAGCCCTCGCTTACCGACGCAATATCCTCTCCCTGCTCAAGCGCGATTGTTGCCCAGGAATGCCGCAGTGAATGAAGGTGAAGGTTCCCATAACCGGCCCTCTTGAATACTTCCTTGACATGCCACGAAACCATCTGCGGCCTTATGAGCGCGAACGGCTTTTCATTATCCGTTTGCTCAAGGAACCAGATAACATCATTGCGTATGTCATCCTGTATATTTTGCGCCTTCTTCCGTACCCACCTGCGCTTGGTATTTACGAAATACATCACGCCTTTTACAATGTCGATGTCGCTGCGGTCGATATTCAGTATTTCATTGCGGCGACGGCCAGTATAAAAGTAGATGCGGATAAGCCGTTTAATGACCTCGTTTTTAACATTCTTGTCCATGTAATCGAATAGTTTGTTTTTGTCAGCGATAGTGAGGTGTTTTTCAAAACCGTTGTCATAGACAGGTATTCTTTCGAGGCCAGCAAACGGGTTTTTGGTGATATACTCAGCCCGTAATGCCCGCGAGAAAGAGGCCTTGATAATTGAGCAATACAGGTTGATTGATCCGGGGGCAAGATTCGCCTTGTGGAGGTGCATTTGAAACCCGTCAGAAAACGAATTAGGGAGTGTGTCTATTATCAGGGTTTCGCCGCAGTACGCCACAAGATACCTGTATGCCCGCTCATAGGCCGCTATTGTGCTATCTGACGCCCTCTCAAGGCTCAGCTTCGACATGGAGTAATCACGAAGCCACGCGATGTTTTTCCCGGTTTTTGACAGGGCATCTATCGCTGACTCGGTATGACGAATAGCAGCTGCCAGCGCATCCTCCTCCGATACAACGGATGCCTCGATCCGCAAGCTCTTCTGTAACCGCTTCGATACTTTCTTGCCATCGACAACCACCAGCGCATACCATGACATCCACCAGTAGGGCGAATTATCACGGCGATACACCGTCGGTATTCTACTTTCACGCTTCACGATACACCTCCGATGTTGATAACTATGTTGACAATGTGTTGATAACTATTGACCAGTCGGTCAAAATAGGGGTCGCTATCAAAGACTATAATAATACTACTATGGAATAAGAGAGTATTAAAGCTTTTAAGATACTGCTTTTGTCCTATAGTCTTTTGCTTTCTTAGAAGATACCACCATGCTATATCAAGACCCCTTGTGACTTTAAGTTAGTCGAGCCTAACACTGTCCTGTCAAAAATGTGTCTCCGTTACTCTGCATCCGCAATCCTCGGTAGTGGTGAATAGAAACATCACCCTCGCGCTATCAATTCTCCAACCGGTAGCTTCCTCGCCGTACTTGTCACGGTAGAGTGTCACGGCATCGGGCTTTCCATAGACTTTCTGTACGGCGATCTGCTCGGTCATGCACGGCTTGGAATATGCCGAGAACGGATTGTTGTTGCTGCATCCGGCAATGAGCGCGGACGATACCAGAAGCGCGGTGATAATCAGTCTCTTCATACCAGTGTCCTCCCGATCCACACGACGCGGCCATAGACCTGTGTGGTGTCACGATTGAGGGTGTAATTTTCGTATGCCGGGTTGTCGGATTTACAGACAATCTCCCCGGTCACACGCAATTCGATACGCTTCACAATCAGGCTACCATTGTTCTGGAACACGTATATCCCGTCCTGGTGAAGGTTATTACGTGCCTTGTCAACAAGAAGGGTGTCGTTGTCGGTGATGCAGGGTGACATTGAATCTCCAACGGCACGAATGACGATGATGTTGTCCGGCGTCGTTTTCAGGACAGAATATATCCACAATGTCGGGAAAGCAAGGAACTTTTTTATTTGGTCTTGATCGAGAGAGACGCCGGGTTCATAAAATCGAATGAGTGAGTATTCATCATCAGAACAAAGCTCCTTTGCTTTCGGCGGCCCCGCCAAAAAATCATCCGGTGTAATTCCAAGCGCCTCAGCATACCTCTTTACCGTGCTCTTCCTCAAATGAAAATCATTGCCGACGTGTTGTTGTACGCTCGACCGGGATACGCCCATCTTCTGGGCAAGCTGCAACTGTGTAAAACCTCGGTATGCCAACCACGAACCTACAAGAGACATGATGTTATGCCCCCCTTTCTTGACGCTCAATATATATCACTACTCCATGTGTGTCAAGGGATATTTTGCCATTGGCATAAAAATGACATATAAAATATAGCAATATGATAAAAAAGACTTGCACTGGTGATGCAGTGGTGCCATATTATTTCAAACACCACTCACGCAAGGGGGCAACGTGAACCTATTAAAGAAGGGGCCAAAGTTCGGCCCCTCGCTGACCGACGAACAGCGGCTTGCTCTTGTTCGGTATCTCAACGACAACAACGAATCGGTGACAATGGTATCTCGGAAAATAGGCGTTTCGTACAATCAACTTTACCTTCCGATGTCCGGGAGAAATAATTGCTCCCGCAAATCCCACAAAAAGATACTCCGGTTTATCGAACTCCATTGCAGCAAGGAGGTGGTGTAATGGAACTCCTGACTGTCCACGACGCCGCCGAGCTTCTATCTGTCTCCGAAGAGACGGTGCGCCGGTACTGCAATGCCGGGAAGATTTCGGGTGCCTCCCGCCTTGCTGATCGCGGCCCGTGGAGAATGACGGTTGCATCGGTTGTATCTCTTGCCGGTGGGAACACTGGAAGGGTACGAATAGAATCGAATCACAATACTACCATGACACCCGACGCGCTTGGAAAGGCGCTCACACAATCAATCAGAAAAGGACGGTAAGCTGGTGGACAAGAGCTATAAGATACGGATGCGGACGGTGTTCAACGCTCACGATGCCATTGAGGCCGGACTTGAAATTGGCGCGGAAGCCGGGAAGCGAACCTATGAAACCGGCGAAATGACGCTCAGTGACATCGTGACTCACCTTGAAGCGCATGTCAGAAATCTGCGCCATTGCCTCGACACCGGAAAGCCGGTTGACCGAAGGGACATCACACACACCCTTGCGCGGGCAGCAATGGCACTCTATCGGTACGACGGGGAGAAACATGCCAATGGGAGCAACGGGACAGCAGCAGGAACAGACGCGGCCCCTGCAACTGGACATGAGGTTCGACGGGACGACGTACAGCCCAAGTCAGGACGGCGCAAGAATGCTCGGAGAACTGAAAAAGGTATTCGAGTACATGCGCGGCGGCGAGTGGGTAACACTCGCGGAACTGGAAAGTAACATCGGGTACACCTCGGCCTCTCTGTCTGCCAGGATACGGGATTTGCGAAAAGCACGGTTCGGTTGTCATGTGGTGGTGAGCAGACCGAGGATGATAAACAACAGGTTTACGGGCCAGTGGGAATACCGGCTGGTAAAGTGAGGGGGATAGGTTCATGGAAAACGGAAACACGTTGTTGCTCCCGATGATAGCAGGGCTTGACATGATTTACAACGCACTCGATAGGAGAGGACGCCATGAATCACTGCCGCAGGTCAGCACGGATATACCAGACGGCACCGACGGGCAGGATTGACCGGATGCTGGAAAGGATAGGGAATTACGTCGGTGACACCCTCGCTGAGTGCATCGGGTACGCTCTGATTATCAGCATGGCGGCGCTCACGGTCTGGTATGCGGTATGGCAGGTGATACGATAGTCATCACGCCCCGCGTTGTAGCTTCACCGCACAGGGATGTCCTGTAACGCGGCAGGATGACAACCCTGAGGCGATCGAGCCTATAGCGGACGCATTAACGACTAAAACGAGGCACGATATGTAAAACGTAAGGCGCGGTGGCCTGCATACAGGGGTTGGGCGGCGAAACAGCCCACAAACCACATAGAGACGATTGAGGTGGCCTTGCCATGATGCGGGGCCACCTATAAAAAGAGAGAGGGGAGGGGAACAGTGCAAATACAAGAGCAGAAGCTAACGGCCGAACAGGTCGCCGCGAACATCAGGGCAACGAAACGGGCAAAAGCCCGCGTCTCATTCCGCCGCGCAATGGAAGGCATACGGAACTTCAACAAAACCATGTCGCGCCGCCCAGGATTAACGAGTCCCGCCAAGATGAAGCCCGTCGCCAAGGCAACCGGGTTACACATAGCGGGCAAGCGCGACTGGAAGCTCACCGTGCATAAATGGCGGAAATCGGCATGAGCGCAGTCACCGAGAATAACCTTCACGACGCCGTAGAAGTATACCTGCACGGCCACCACCTCACGCCATGTAGCAACTGCGGAGCGGCGATGATGTCACGGACTGGCCTCTGTGCTGTCTGTGAATCAGAGGCGCACAAGCTCGGAGAAACCATCATGCGAAACGACGGGCCGGTGATAGTATGCCGTCTTGGGCCGCGCATGACACGGATTCTCGCTTTCCTGTTCACGCCACACAAGAAAGGAAGTCACGATGACCGGCACGGTTGCGATAGGGAAAGGGTTGTGCCGAATCAAAATCAAATCACAGAACATGCGCGACCGGCTCGCGGAATTACCGAATGTCATGGTTGATAATCAACGAGTGATATTCCCGGCGGCGCAGGTCAAGGAAATCAACGCAGTGCTGAGAACAACGAAACGGGGGTAGTGAGGATGGAAGCGGAAGAAAAGATTACAAAGGTTATGGGAACCTACAAATTCACCAACGAAGAAAACCGACAGAACGGGGTTGACCTCGCCCGCAAGCTCGAAGAACAGGAAAAGATCGAGCTTGATTTTGCCCGCATCAAATCCGACTTCAAGGCCCGCCTCGACGCCGTACACAGTGAAATCGTATCACTTCGGAACAAGGTGCAGAGCGGCGAGGAACAACGGGATTATGAATGCCGCCTTGAACTCGACGACGACCAGAAAGAACGCCATTATATCGACATCCATACCGGCATACTCATACGCGCCGAATTGTTTCATCCCGAAGACTACCAACGCGAAATCCCAATCTGAGGTAATTGCTGATGATTACCGATAGACAGCTTGCCGCACGTAAAGAATACCTGGGGGCAAGCGAAATCGCCGCACTCTACGGCCTTGACCCGTTCCAAACGGCATACGACGTATACGCCTCGAAAGTCTACGGGCTTGAGCGGCCCATGCCGGAAACCGACGCGCAATCACGGGGCAATCGGTACGAAGCGGCCCTGATTGATTTCGCCTCCCATGCCCTCGGAGTGCAGATTGACACCGACCCCGAACGCATGGAATACCGGCACCCGGAACACCCGTTTCTCGTTGCTCACCTTGACGGCCTGACCGATCCGGTTGATGGCGAACGGTGTATTGTCGAATGCAAGACAACGGTCGTCACGGACGAATGGGGCGACCAGTGGACAGACATGGTGCCGAACCGGGTCAACATCCAGTGCCAGTTTCAGATGGAATTATCGGAAAAAAAGAAAGCCTATGTTGCGGCCCTTCTCGGACGACGCGGGGCATTCGAGGGTATCTATGTCATCGAATACAGCCCTGAAATAGCAAAGGCCATCGTTGCCTGTGCGGTTGACTTCTGGCACAACAACGTCCTCACGAAAACGCCGCCACCCGACTCGCTTCCCGGAAACATCGAATACCTCGAAAGAATCAGGCGTTCCCCGAAAACATGGGCCTCAATCGGTGATGACCCGGTGCTTGCATGGCATGAGGCCAGTCAAAAACGGATCGAAGCCGAGAAGGTAGAGAAGGACGCAAAGGCACGGTTGCTTGTTGCTATCGGTGACAATGAAGGGGTGAAGCTCTCCGATGGCCGCGTGTTCTCGTACCTGTTGCAGGAGCGGGCAAAGGATATCACGAAGAAAGTCAAGGAATTGTACCCGGCAATCTACGAAACCCTTGCCGACAAATCACAGTACCGAGTACCGAGAATCACGAAAGGATAGACGATGAACCGGAGTGAAGAAAACGACATGACGGTAGTAACTGTTGAACCGACCGCAGTGGAATCAATCAACCGCGCCGAAATCGACATTCAGATCGCCACGGCAAACAAGTATCGCCGCGACATTACGCGCTTCAAGGAAGAAGCCCTGTCGATGGCGACCATTGATGAAGAAACCGCCGAATCGTGCTTCTATGCGCTTCCTCGCGGCGGGAAGAATATCGAGGGGCCATCTATCCGGCTTGCCGAGATAGCGAAAGCCTGCTATCGGAATATCAAAACCGGGTATCGCATCATTGCCGAGGATACAACGACGGTCACGGCGCAAGGGTTCTGCTATGACCTTGAGAGAAACGTGTCAACCGCTATCGAAGTCACGCGGCGCATCACCGACAAAAACGGCAAGCGATACAATGATGACATGGTGGCAGTAACAAAGAACGCAGCCGGTAAGATTGCCGAGCGCAACGCAATATTCGCCGTCATTCCCCGCGCCTATATCAACAGCATTTACAACGCCGCGAAAGCCGTTGCCATCGGTGACGCCAGTACGCTCCAAGACCGAGTACAGAAGATGATTGCCTACTATGCACACATGGGCGTCGTGGAAAGCAAGGTACTTGCTCTCATCGGGAAGCCCGGCATTGACGACGTTACCCTGAGCGACCTTGAGTTTCTTACCGGCGTCAAGACGGCCATCAAAGAAGGCGACCTGTCAATCGATACGGCTTTCAATGGCGAACAGGCCGATGATGGCAAGACCCGCACGGAACGCCTTGCCGATATGCTCAAGAAAGACCAGAAGGTGAACGTGCAGGGAACGCCGACACAGAAGAAGGGACGTTCGACCGTGCCCGCCTCCGAACCCGTTGATGCCGAAATCGACGATAGCCAGAATCCTCCCGCCGATGACGGCCTTCCTTTCCCCGCGTCACTGTGAGGAATAGCCATGAAGAAAATCATATCGTTATTCCAGAGAAATTATGATACCGACCGCCTTGTGCGCAACGAAGTAACGCCCGGTGCTGAGTGGGTATTGAATGGAGAGGGCATCCCGACGGAGAAGATCGACGGGACGTGTTGCATGATTCGGGGCGGCAAGATGTACAAGCGGTACGATGTCAAAAAGGGCAAAACAGCACCACCGAACTTTGAAGCAGCGCAAGACCCTGACCCAATTACGGGGCATTGGCCCGGATGGTTACCGGTTGGCAATGGGCCGGAAGACCAGTACCACAGTGAGGCATTCAACCGAGAACTGTCTTTCCATGCTCTTGAAGATGGAACCTATGAGCTTGTAGGGCCGAAGATACAGGGGAATCCGTATGAATTGACTCGTCATGGATTGGAAAAGCACGGCGCGATAGAAATAGGCCAATGCCCCGATGACCTACCGTTGTCGTTCGATGGTATCCGGGTCTTTTTACAAAATACCCCTATCGAAGGCATTGTGTGGCATCACCCGGATGGACGCATGGTAAAAATCAAAGCCCGCGACTTCGGTCTTCCCTGGCCCCGAAAGGAATAGCCATGAGTGACGCCGCTCACTATAGCACACAGCAGGGTCGATACATTGGCGATGAATTAAACGCATGGCTTGAAGCGCTTGGTGTTGACTGCTCGGAACTGGTGAGGCGCACGGGCATTCAGGACATCCCCATAATGAGGCGCAATGGCATCCGTGCCGGAGAAAAACGGCTCGTTCGGATCACAGCGGCCCTCGGTATCTCTGAACACGAATTCTTCCGTGGCCCCGACAAGGACATGCTGGCAGGTGAAATGTGGGTATCGCGTGACCGGATAGGGCGGGTGATGCAGTCATGGTGCAAAGGGTGTGATGCGCCTCGTAACCAGTGCGGGGCATGTGTCGGGTTCAACATCCATTGCGCCATGACAGCGGTTCTGACGGGGAGAAGCATCGAAGAGACAGTGCGTGAAACCCGTATGCGGTACGAGCGCAGTGTTGACGAAATCGGGACACTGTACGACTACAGTACGACGATACCGGAGAGACATCATGGATGACGTTTACGAGATCGAGATTGAGGAATACGTCCGCTATGACCGGCACGGGTGCCTTGACATCGACAGGGAGATATACGAACTGGTAAATGGCCTAACACCGGAAGTGCTCGAAACGGCGGCGCGTGAGGCGACAATACCGTATGCGGACGGCACACTCCAAATCGACTATGACCTTCTGAGGAACGAAATCGTGAGGCTGTCGTGACGCGGGTCTATAACACGGTGGAAACACGGACGCCGCTTGATCAATTCGCCGCCGATTACGGGATGAGTATTGCTGAGGCCGCATCGCTGGTAATGGGGAGCACTGAGCAGGTCAGTAAGCATATCTATACACTCGTGCTCACCACCGACAACGTCCATCAGGGTGACAAGGATTCCGGGTATGTCCCGTACTGGATTATCCCTATCTCGGAGCCGTATGACTCGGTGCAAGTCACGGTCACTGCTCAGATGGGGCCGGATATGCCAATTATGATTATCACCGAGTATGTGATGCTGGTCAAGGGTGGCGTTGCAGTGTTCAGGCTTACCGGACGTGTTGAGGCTGGTTGTCAGCTACGTGTTCTGGTGATCGACATGAGGTATAAGATCGTTGCGGAGCATAATCAGGGAGGGAGCTGGTGATGGCAACACTGTCGCGTATAACTGTCGGGCAAAAACTGTATATGAAATATCGCGTTAGAATGGGAAATACAACCATGAAAAGAAGCGTCTACCGTGAATACACTGTGCTTGCAATCGACATAGAGCGAGGAAAGATACAAGCGCATACGGATAGCGGAAGAACAACATGGCTTATCCCATCCGAAGTAAAGAAGCTGCTGGTGAAGAAGCCGGTAAATCAAGGAGGGTCGTACTGATGGAGCTTGCAACGATGTTACAGAAGTATGATAACTGTGCGAAATCCATCGATGGAACCGGCTAACACGCCGACAGTAGCGCAGATAATGGCCGAGCATATCAAGAATACCGGGCAGACTGGTCTAAACTTCATTTCCGACTGTGGTAACATTATCTGCCATTGCGAAGGGCCAGCATTGCTTGTCCATGACCCCGATGGTGAGCCGTGCAGGAAACCTTACGGTTGTCGCCCGTTCAAGAGAGGTGAATGAGATGGGATGGTTCTTTCTCTGTCTTGTGTTATGGATAGGATTTGAATATGTAGGTGAACAGCTTAAACTTATTCATCAAGATTTATTACGCATACTCAAAAGAGGTGAGTGATGGGGAAAAGATATAAGGATAAAGATGGTGCAGTCTATTATTTCTACTATGCAATAGACGAGAAATGGCATTGCATTAAAGAGAAGAATGCGTTCTGCTCAGTTAGGCCTATTCTTGATGATGACTCTGGTTTTGATAACGACGACGACGCTCAAACTGCACTTGACGCATACGCACGGGAGCATGGACTTGAGGAGGTGCTGGAATCACAGCTTGCCGAAGCCACGAAACCGCTACGCTGGCGCGGGCCAGATGAGCTTGTGCCGATGGATACGACGGCTTTATTCTTAGCCGTGGATGGCCGCTATGGTTTGTATTACAACGACGATCCATGTGACCGCAAATTATTCAGAATAGACAAGTGGGTTCCGCTTGGCAACGGGAGACTCCCACTCCCGCTATCCGAACTCACCGGACATCATGAGGTGACGAAATGAAGAAAGGCGAGGGGTGCAAGAATGTCGTGCAGTATTATATCCTGTACGGTGGTAAGCCACGCATGTTGTGTCACCACGAAAGTAATGGGCAATTTTACCTCAAATGTTTTGGCCGCGCCAACAAGGACTGCCCGATGAATCAAAACGAAAAGAAAGAGGGTTAAACATGCAATTCGTAAACGCAGATAACAAAATACCAATCAAATCATGGTGCCGTGATGTTGAGAGCAACGCAATGGAGCAGGCATCAAATCTCGCAAATCTTCCGTTTGCCTATCATCATATCGCACTGATGCCAGATTGTCATTCGGGCTATGGTATGCCGATAGGTGGTGTCATGGCAACCACCGGAGTCGTTGTTCCCAACGCCGTTGGTGTCGATATAGGTTGTGGGATGTGTGCTGTACGCACAAGTCTTACTGACATCGACACCGAAACGCTCAAGCTGGTAATGTCAGACATCCGAACCGCCGTGCCGCTTGGATTCAATCACCATAAAGAGCCGCAGGAATGGAATGGCTTTGACGATGCTCCTGATATTGCCGTGATACAAACAGAACTCAAAAGCTCCAGCTATCAGATCGGGACACTCGGCGGCGGAAACCACTTCATCGAAATCCAAGGTGGAAGCGACGGCTTTGTATGGCTTATGATACATAGCGGTTCACGCAACTTTGGATTGAAGATAGCAAAGGAATACCACGGCAAGGCTAATGATATGTGCGAACGCTGGTATTCTGATATACCCGATCAAGACTTGTCATTTCTCCCTATCGAGACGTTTGAAGCACAAGAATATCTCGACGCGATGAACTATGCTCTTTCATTCGCCAAGCAGAGCCGCCACATGATGATGGATGTGTGTGTCGATGCAATGATTACGCATACCGGATGCGCGGCGCAAGAATGGATTGACATTCATCACAACTATGCGGCGTGGGAACACCACTTCGGAAAGAATGTTCTCATCCATCGCAAGGGCGCAACGCTTGCCCGCGAGGGTGGACTTGGTATCATCCCCGGCTCACAGGGTACGGATTCATATATCGTTCGAGGGCTTGGCAACAAGGAATCATTCGAGTCATGCTCCCATGGTGCTGGCCGCAGAATGGGCAGGAAGGAAGCGGAGCGCACCCTTGACCTACAGGCAACCATTGATGAACTTGACAGACAGGGAATTGTACATTCCATCAGGCAACAACGCGATTTAGATGAAGCCCCCGGTGCATACAAGGACATAATTGAGGTTATGGCGTCGCAGATAGACCTCGTGGAGCCTGTAGTAACACTGAGGCCGTTGGCCGTAATTAAGGGATGACTCCATGACACCACCCATCAACCTCGCGCACCCGGACGAACTCAGGGATTATGTGTGGATTACCGACACACACGGGCTACACATCGAGCCTCGCATATACACTGTCTTACCGGAGCTTACTACTACCGTCATGCTCGACGCCATCGACTACGCCACAACAGAGGGGCCGATAAATTACTCACGGCTGGCGTACTACATCGAAACACATCTGCCGGAGGTGGAGGAATGCGGGAAATAGCGGCGATATATGCCCTTTCATGGGGATGCCTGCTGGTCGTTCTTGCCGCTGTCGTATGCCTACTGTGGGCAATATGGGATGAATGGAAGAACTTGCGGTAGTATCACACGTTTTTCAAGGGGGCTGCGTGGGATGGTGACACAGGAATACAGTAAGGAATTTGAGGAATGGTTTTGGACTGTCTATCCACCTCGACATGGAAAGAAAACCGGTAAGTACCCGTCGTTCATGCGGTGGCTCAAGCTGACAAAGAAAGAGCCGGAATTAATGCCGGTCATTCGTGACAATCTGCGGTTCCAGGTGGACAATGACTGGCTGAACGCACGGCGCAAGGATGGTGAGTATGTTCCCATGCCGGAAACGTGGTTGAATCAGCGGCGGTTCGAGGACTCGATAGAGGCATTGGCGCAATCCATAGAGAATGCGAGTATCGCCGTGAGTGCCCCGGTTGAGCCGCCGGATGACAGTAGCGATGCCATCATTGCCGAGCGCCGGGCCTATTTCGCGGCGACCTATCCGAAGGAAAACGAGGCATTCAGAAAGTACCTTGCGCGGATCGAAGATGAAATCAACGTGCAATCGTATAATACATGGTTCGCGCCGCTAGTATGCGCCGGATTGCGGGATGGCAAGGTCGTTGTATGGGCTCCGCGGGCATGGCAGACATCATGGCTTGAGGAACACTATCGGGCACTCATGGAGAGAATCATCGGGAAGCCGGTCACATTCATATCGGGAGGTGAACGTGTTTAATATCCTTGCGCTTGACTGTGCAACGAAAACGGGGTGGGCTACGCTGGTAGATGGCGTTATCACGACCGGAACGCAGGACTTTACAAAGCGACGCGGCGAGTCAAACGGTATGCTCTTCCTCCGGTTCAACAAATGGCTATACGACATGGGGGCGATGCTCCCGGAAGGTGAAACATACGGTGTCGTGTATTACGAGAAGGCCCACCATCGGGGCGGTGCGGCAACAGAGATAGGCGTCGGACTGGCAACGCGGGTCATGGAGTATGCTACCAGTATCAAAGCCGAATACATGGGCGTTGCTACCGGGTCGCTCAAGAAGTTCGCAACCGGGAGCGGAGGCGCAAGCAAGGATGACATGATGGACGCATTCACAAAGGCCGTGGGTCGCGCACCGATTGACGATAACGAAGCTGATGCATACTGGATTCTCAGACTTGCAATGCAGGAGGTAGGGGCATGATCGCAATCCTTGTTTCGATCCTCGCGCTCATCGTTTCAGTGTTCGCAATCATCGAGGCCAGCATTGCCAGTGGGACAACGAACGAGGTGGGCGACCGCATATCGTTTGCCGAGAACATGGTGCGCCAGCATGAGCAGCTATTCAAGACATGGGGCGACTGGCGGGACAAGCTGGTATTGAAACGGAAGAAAAGGGAGGTGCAATACAATCGTGTCGCGGATATTGGCGAAGCGAACCGAATGGCACTCCAAGAAGATTTTATCCGTGGCGACCAATGGACACCGGAACAACGATTAGGTGGAGTACGTCATCCAGAACCTATAATATGCGATGACATCAGCGACGACATAACACCCGAAGAAGCCGCCGCAAAACTGAGTGCATGGTACGGCAATGCACTTGGCCGCGTCTCCGACATTGCCACCGCACAGGAGCAAGCGGCGCTGGATGACTTCATACGGAACGAATCACGCAACGAGCTATGAAAAGAAAGGTATGGGGTGCAGATGTCAGACCAAAGATATGATTCATTGGGAACAAACACCTGCGGCGGTCATGCATCGAAAAAAGACGTGGATGACTTTCTCGACGCAATGAAAGAAAGGAAGAAGCGCCGGGAAAATATCGTGCGACTTGCAAATATTCAGCAGGAGAAGAATTACAGGGATAGCGCGGTATTCAAGAACCTGCTCCTTGCGAGTCACCACCCTGTGAAGGTAACAATGAAGATGCGTGTGCTCCGGGCAATCCGATGGATGCAAAGCCGCATACACGCTGTCTATCTCGCCGCACGGTACGGGACTACAGAAAGCGATTGACATACAAAAAGGCCGCCCGGATTGAGCGGCCTTCTCGTTGCAAGCGGGCTTATCCCTGTGCTACTATCTTCCGAGGCGGGCCGGTATTCAGCCGCTTCTTGGTGTGCCAATAGCGGGTTTTACACTTCGGACACACCTTCGGATTGGCGAATATCCCAAGCCAGTCATAGCCGCACCTCAGGCAGTGATGCGGGAACTTCGATGTCTCACCCTGTCCGGCATTCGACAACACGCTTCCGAGGGCGGCGCGGGCGATCCGTATACCCTCCTCCCATGCCCGCCACACTGGCGAGCTTATCCAGCCGCTAACGGGCGAAATGGGGTTGACAGTAATACCATTGACGAGGGTGGCGCCGGGGGAGTATGTTTCGTCAGTCTCCGGGTCAATCAGGACGGGAACACCGGCATCAGAATCAGGGTGAACCGTGGACAGCATACCGGGGCGCTCCCAGGGTGATACGTGTACGGGAATCTCTGCTTTCAATGTCAATCCCCCTTGGCGATGTCAACAATGTGGATTCCGAACTCTGACGGGGTGTGCTCGTGTAGGTCGTCCGTATAGGTCAGCATTCCATTAACCAGTTTCCCGGGGTCATCAACCGCAGCGTATAATTCATCGTATAAATTGGGAAGCACTGCATGTATAAGCGACCATGCACGATCACGGCGAGACATTCTGCGATACCAATCTTCATCCATGCTATCGCCAATGTCATTGTTGAGCGCCGTGTACTCACGGTTGCCGATGCGAACCGTACCAGATAAACGCATGATGTAACCCATGAGAAACCTCCGATTTAATAGTGTGAGCGGGTTTATCCTTCTGCTTATAGCTTCCTACGGGGCATTGCGCCCCGTTTCGCCGTTATCGGCTCATCAGGGAAGCGGCGGGGCTGCAAGCGTGGTAGTGCTTGACTTCTGTACCGTCGTCATTCTTGCGATATAGTATCTGTTCTCCCCTCGCTATCGTTTCGCCGCAGACGCAGCAAACGCTCTCGTATTTGCTCGCGTGGTAGTACTTCCACGGTTTGCCGGTCACCTTCTCGCGTTCGACGCGCTCTAATCTCTGCTTGGTTGTGCGAAGGGTTGCCGAGGTGTTCGTTGAAAAGAACGGGTGTTTCAAATACGGGCATACTCGCATTGTAGATAGCCCCCCGGCGATCATATTCTCAGGAATACCTGAATTGCGCAACCCATCGGCCTTCCCTTTTCTCCATGCCTTGTTTCCGGCGTTCTCGTTTGCCAGTTCTTTTTCAAGCCGCGCAATCTTTTCTTGTAATCTTTCCACAACATCCGAATCATCATCGTATATTGCGCGGTCTATTTGAGCCTCGATTCCATCGGCGCGTGACTCCATTGAGGAGGCCTTGCTCATGCTTTCAAAAGCCCGGTCTTGTGCTCTGTTTATTCTCGCGCGCTCAGGTATATATCCCGGTTGTGTGATGAAGGCCCAATCGTGCGTCACGGGGTTGTTGTGAATTGCCGTGAGTGTCAGCTGTGCGCTATTATTTCTCTTGTCTGCATATTCGCGCAGACGTGCGGCCCGGTTTTCCTTGCGCTCTCTGGTTGTCATGTTTCATACCCTCTGGAGGTTAGTTTTTATCCGATAGCTACCGCGTTTACTTTGCCCCACGATTGCAGATACTTAGCAATCGCACCCGCCGCCGCCATGTTTGCCGCTTTGTCCGGCCCTTCCTGCACCCTGATAAGAACGGACTTATCCCCCTGCTTTCTGTCTTTCGCAAGCCAGCGCCCGAACCCCGACACGAAGCCGGACACCTCCACCCTTGCGCCACCTGTGCACCCGGACGTTTGCGCCTGTGTATATGCCGCCCGTCCCTGCTGTAATGCCCGGTCATAGAGCAAGCCATACTCATGATCAAGATACTTGCCACGCGGCCCCTTCTCGGTCTTGTATATCGCCGTCTCTGCGAAGCGTGCTTTGATGAACTCACCCGCCTCCAAGTAGAACGCCGCCATGATGAAATCAATATCATGCCGGGACATCGGGCAATTACGGACATCATACCCCGTTTTACAGAAGATGGCGAAGTACTGACGGGAAGTAAGACCGCCGGGCGTGAGTGTAATAACCTTGCCTCGTTTTGTTGTGCGTGTCCTCACCTCTTGGCGCTCACCTGCCGGGACTCCATGCCCCCAAGCATCACCCGTATATTCGTCAGACTCATCGGGCATACCTACCAAGTCAACGATGGAGAGGCCGCTTGTATTGTGGATTGTCGCCTGTACTGCGTTCATGTTTCACCCCTTGTTTTGTGCCGGACGATTCGCTATATTGTCCGTTGCGCCACACGCGGCGCGGTTTCACCCCTTGCCCCCGTCGGCCCTGACAGACTGGCGGGGGTATTTTGTTGTTATTCGCCTTCAATCGTCTTGCGGAGAGCGGCTATTCTATCGGTTATCTCCTCGTAATCACATAGATCAGTACCTCCCCACAGGCTAAACGTCCGTTCCATCGCTAAAATAATGTCGTACATTTCAGGCGCAGCGGCGATAAGGCGAGCGTTGGCCATTCCCGTCTCGTTCAGTATTTCAACGGACGGACAGGCAAAATGGTCTTGATTGTCCTGCCTGATTGCGACCGTTGTAAAAGCAAGTTCGGCACTACCTACGCATGTACCCTTTTTCGGCGGGTTCATTGCGTCATACTCGCTACCCGTGTCAATTATCCACGGACCCGGTGTGTGTGTCGCTGTCATTGTATCCCCCTTGTGTGTGTTATTGTCAATACCCAAGCGAAGTAAATAGTTCCTTGCCACTATACTCTAATCTCTCACCGTTGTCGGACAGTAAATCACCCTCAGTTAATCCGTGACGCCGATACATGGATAGTGCAGCGTAATACGAGAACATAATACCGGGATCGTCCATGCACTCGTAAGCGGTATAACCACGCGACGTAGTGTCTTTGGTTTTGAAGTGTGTCATTGTGCAACCCTCCGTTAGTGTGTGCTTCTCTCTGTTTCTTGCCCATATAATACGCGAGTATATTCCCCCTGTCAAGCGGTATTTTGCATGGTGATGAAAAAAAGTTCTTCACGAGCCTACCATCCCCGAATATATTGACTACCAGCAACCCCGATACATACACCCCCAAGCGGGGCCGGATCGCTCCCTCTCACTCCCTCCCGGTTCGGCCCCGCCCTCCCCTCTGCGACACACCCCGACGGCGCACCGCCGCCACCCCCGACCGAAGCCCCATAGATATTGCATGATACTATCTTTTATCTTCTAGTCTTTTAATACTTGGTCTCTTAAAAGCTATTAAATACTCTTTACGTGCGTATGCGCGTGTATGTAGCATCATGGCATCTTCACCATCCTGCAACCTCGTAGCCACCGCAACACACCCCGCGAATAGCGTAGCGACAAAGTACATCCTAGAAGACTTGAGGGCACACCGGGGAAGATGGGAAAGTAACAGCTTGCACAAGGCAGGTGGCAATACCCCTAGTACACCGTAGACTATGGCACCCCCTACTATGGTAAACGCACAGTGTAACAGTACTACCGTGACAGCAATCAGCGCAGATAGGCTATTAGCGGGAATGCCAGCATAACACGGAGTAGTATCAACGTCGCAGAATGGGACTAAGGGACAGGCGCAGGGGGTACCCTTGACCCTCGGAGGTGTCGAGCTTTAGTATATACCTAGTCCTCACACACAGGTTTTTTTCTAAACTTTTTTTGGGAGGCCCGGCATGAAAGCAACGGTGACGGTAACGACGTATGACGGCATATCGATTGCCGCTACGTGTGAGGATGGGGACGGCGGGAATGGTATAGCTGATGCTGTTATGAAAATCAGGGAGTCGAGGGACGGCGGCAGAGTCAAGCTTTACAGGGAACAAGGCTTGGTGTCGAAAGAAATAGCGGAAGCGATAGGTGACTTCTTTGCATTGGCAAAGGAGAAACAGTCGCTTGAGATAATGACCAATGGAATAGGGTTCAAGCTGGTAATGAAGAGAATCCGGCGGTTAATGCCGGGGGAAGGGGTGTAAGATGGCAAAGGCAATCGTATCATACTGCAAAACGTGTGGTGCTCCGATATACGACGAAGTGACAGACTCAGCCGGTACGACACTCTTGTATGCGGGGAAGCCGGTGTTTTCCTGTGGGTGTTGGAGTCCCGATGCGACGGCGAAGTATATCCGTGAGGTCGTGACCGATGTACTGGTGGAACATGGGATATTGCCGTCGCCGGAACCGGTTGATATGCCACCTGACGAGGGATAGGGGGTAAACAATGTTTCCTTTCAAGAAAAAACCGATTCTTCCAATCAATGCACCATTCTTGGACACTGTCGATTGGGCCGGTGAGTATAAGAGGCGCTGGCAGGATTTATGTGCCGAGTTACACATGAAAGACATCGTCATCGACGGCCTCAAAAGGGAAGTCGGTGAGCTAACTGCAGAAAATACAAGGCTTATTGGACGCATCCGGCCGCGCCATATTGACCGGCTTGGATGTCCTTCGGTACGCGGAGGAAGTACTTGCGAACTTATTGATCGCATAGTGAAGGATTCAGGCGATGAGCTTATTAAAATCAAATGGAAGAACACAGAGTTATGTGTCAGGAATGAGCGGTTACAAAAAGAGAACGCAAGACTCAAGAAAGAGAATGATGGTTTCCGAAATGATGGGGTTCCGCTCGACCAGCTTGTTGTTATGGAGCGTTATCTAAGAGAACATCGGGTGCTTGACAAAACCCTACTTGGCGTTGCAAACGAAAGTTTATCGCAAGAGAACCAGAGGCTTCGCGGTGAAGTCTCGCTACTTCGGGACATCATCGAAATTGCCGACGACGCACCACCTGACGCGGAGGATGGGAATTGAATGCGCCGAGCAAGAAGCAAGTATGGGCACCGTGCTATACGAAACACGGGCAGTTCAAGGATCGGATCGAGAGCAGGCCGATGAACGATGTTCCCGACGAGGAGTTTGAGCGGATATTCGGCAAGGGAACCGCGCACCGGTTGAATATCATGACGCCGGAAGAACGAGAACTGGCAATGAAGGAGGTAGGGCGATGAGCAAGCATAACGCGGCATTCGAAGTGATGAGCGGAATATTGTGCGAGCTTGAGGCCGTGCGCAAGGAGAAAGAAAAATGTGCCCAAGAGTGCGAAAGACTCGGCAATATTCTCGAAGGCATTACTCGCAAGAAAGAGTGGACTTCTCCGGACGAGCTTGATCCGAGCGAGTTTCCCGGCATCCCGATAGTCGTCAAAATACTCGATAACACGATTGTTTTCGGGAAAGAAAGTACGAGATACGTTATCTGGTATTTATCATCGCCCGAAGAAAGAACGCAGTTCCGTGATGATGTGGCTTCCGGCCTCATTGTCGAGTGGGCACCCCTATTCGACTTCTTGAAACGATGACATCCTGCGCTGACTGCCCCTATCGGAGTGTTTGCACTGCCCTGTGTCCGGCGATGAAACAGATTGTGCCGGGAGTAATCAGGGAGAGGGAACGGCTACCGAGGGAGTTCATCGAACAGGCGCGGCAGGAGGCGGAGTACGCAGCACAGACACCTTTCGGGGCAATACCGGAATGGCCGAAAGCAAAGGCGAAACTGGTTGACAGAATACGGAGGCTTGACAGGCTCGGCATGGGAAGACGGGCGATTGCGCGAGAGCTTGGATGTAGCTACAAGCATGTGAAACAGACACTTCGGAACAAGGTGGGTACCTGTTTGCCAGATATATAGAGGCATGGCATACGGGAAACACAAGATGTAGTGGGTATCAGTGGCGCTCTGTTGAAAGACAGGGCGCTATTTTTGTGACCGTACAGAACGGAGGCGTACCAGCATGGCGAAACGATACATGCGTGAGACAGAACGCGCCGGTATCGTGACGATGTATAACGAGCTTATCAAACTGCGCGGCTCGGATCAGCAAGAAGTCACGATAAAGGAGATTGCGGAAAAGTATCATCGAAGCCCGGTAACGGTTTTGCAGATAATCAGGACGCACCCGGCAGTCGATGACGAGACAATTTTCAATCGTGACGTAGCGGGGATGATAGCAAGCGGGAAGATAGACTATAAACGGCTCAGGCCATTCGCAATCCGGCTATTCTGCCAAGCACTCAGGGGAGACAAGGCACTCAGTCCGTCGCAGAAATACACGATGGAAGTTGTTTTGAAAGAGTCGGGAGAAGGCTCAGGCGGCAGCGGCTGGAATAAACCGAGTAGCACAGGCGCGGGACGGCCAAAGAAGGACACGCCGCACCCGGTCAATGCTTGGGAAACCACACCAGACAGTGACGAACCATGACCGAGTTCGACTATGAAGCTGAGCGCACCCGGCTCCTGAAAGACTTTGTACCGCCGCAGAAGCGGGACTGGTGGGGACAGGAAACGCGGAAGCTCCTGGACAAAAGCCTCCCGGCGGCGAGGATAGAAAAGAACCTCGAAAAGATACGGCAATGGGCGCGGTCGGATAACTTCTATTTCTGCGATCAGATTATCAGAGACCCCAACCGGTCACGTCTTCATGTCGGGCTGCATGATGAGCATTGCTGGCTATTACAGCATTCCGGCGGTGACGTGCTGGCCCTTCTCCCGCGTAACCACCTGAAAAGCACCAATGGCACAGTTGCGTTCATCCTGTGGAAACTTGCGACGAACCCCGATCTGCGGTTTGTGATTTTTGCCGATACCCTTGAGGTGTCAAAAGGTTTCCTCCGGGCCATCAAAGACAACATCCTCTTCAATCCGCGCCTGAAACTGGTGTTCCCCGATTTGAAACCGCAGCTTGCGGCCGGGAACGCACAGTTTGAAAACTGGACAACATCGAGTATCACGGTTGCCCGCCCTCTCATTCTCCCCGAACCCTCGGTAATAGCATCATCCACCGGACAGAACCTTGTAGGCAAGCATTTCGATTACGCGATTTACGATGACATCGTTACGGACTTGAATGCCAATACGGACGACAAGCTCAAGGCCATCACGGAATGGTACGGGCAGACACAATCGCTTATCGACCGTGGCGGGGTGCAGATAGTCAACGGAACGCGGCGCGATGACGGCGATGTCTACGGCAAGATGATTGACGATGCTGCCATTACGCACATGGCGGTATACCGGCGACAGGCGATTGAAAACGGACAATGGATATGGCCGACACCGGAAAACATCGCATGGTGTGAGCGCAGAAAAGCGGTGCTCTCGGCATACGAGTTTAGCTGCCAGTACATGAATGACCCGGTTGTGAAGGGCGAGGAAGAGTTCTCCCCGGACTGGATAAAGCAGAGCGGTTTTACGACGGCATCGATAAAGGAAATCCACGCGCTGACATCGGAAACGCCGGAAGACATACTCCGGGAGTTTGCAAAGAAATTACGCGTGTTCCTGTTCCTTGACCCGGCGCGAACGGTAACGAAAACATCAGACTTTTCGGCATTCATGGTGGCGGGATTTGACGAACGCCGCAACCTGTACGGACTGGAAAAGATAGCTGGCAGGTTCAGTGACCCGGTTCTGATAAGCACATTCCTTGACCTTGTGGAGAAGTGGGTGCCCCATCGCGCATGGGTTGAGAGTATCGCCGGTGACGAGTTCCTATACCGGGCTATTCATCGTGAGCTTGGAACGCGAGGGCTTGGGCATTTCGCCGGGAAAGTCGAGAAGGCACCGAACCGGAAGCACGGGGTCAGCAACGCCGACATGATAAAGGCTCTGACAAAGCCATTCCACGATGGCAAGATTCACCTCCCCGATGCGATAGAATGGGCCGATGTCGAACACCAGTTTCTGCGGTTCCCCTATGCAAAGAACGATGACCTTGCCGTGTGTGTAGCCTCGATATGGCAATACGGATGGACGGCAGGGAAGCCGAGGGAAAAAGAAGACTCGGATCGTGACAGGAATACGCGGTTACGCTTTGACGGCAGGCTTCGCAGGTCATGGCGCACCGCATGAAAGGATAGATATGGAACGGACGGCAGACGCAACACCACACATAAAGCGGCATGAAGCCCTGAAAACATACAGGGAGCAGCGCGGATGGGATGCGCTGGCCGCGAAATGCCTGCGGTTTGTGTTTGGCGACCAGTGGGAATCATACGAGAAGCGCGAGCTTGATTCAAAAGGCCGCGCCCCGTCCGTGCTCAATCTGATACTCCCGGCAGTGGATTTGATTGTCGGGCATTTCATCACGAACCGAGCTGACCTTGTGGCGAAGCCGGTTGACTCCATATCTGATCCCTACCTTGCACAGCTTATCACCGGCACCATGAAGTTCATCGACCAGAACAACGATGTATCGGACGAGGAACGGGCGCAATTCTTCGACGGCATCACAACTGGTATCGGCGTCATCGAAGTGTGGAACGAATATCAGAACGAGCCCGAAGGGTTCCCGCGTGTCTGTCAGCAGCCGTGTTGGGAATACTGCCTCGATAAGAACTTCACGCGGTACGACTACAGCGATGCCAGGGACTTGACTCGGAGCCGGTGGATTGACCATGACGAGATACCGCGCCTGTTCGGGAAGAAGGTAGCAAGGCTCATTGGCGATCCGTATTCCACGGACAACGGGGCAAGCTGGTCATACGCGACAGAAGACCCCGCATCATTCGCCGGTGTTGCTCAGAACAACGGGTATAGCCCATACATTAGCGGCGTAACGACCGATCTGTACAACATCGGCTTTGACCCTGACAGAAAGAGAGTCCGGGTTATCGAGCATTATGAGAAGGTGTGGGAAGAGGTTGAGTTCACGATACACCCGGAAACGGGAGAAGTGATACGGCTTGACATCCTGACACCGACAGAACAAAGCGCGATGAAAGATCAGGTTTTCACGCGGCACATGTCATTTATCAGGCTCACAACGGTTATCGGCAACATAGTGGCGCAAGAGAAAGACCTTGACGCTACCGAGTTCTACCATCGCTTCAATTTCTACTTCCCCTATTTCCTCAACGGAAAGTATTGGGGGGTTGTGGAAAACCTCGTATACCCGCAGGAAGAAACCAACAAACAGCATTCAATCCGCATGGACATCCTCACCGGGCGCGGCATGGGAAACATGATTTACCAGCGCGGGATGTTCGACAACAAGACACCGCAGGAAGTCGCGGAAATCCTCGCCGGAAACAATGGTGCAATCGAAGCCGACAGGATGTATGACGAGCAGGGAAGGCCGCTCTGGATTGATTTACGGCCTCCGCAGATACCCGCCGAATTGTTTGCCGGTGAACGCCAATCCATCGAAATGGTGCAGTATATCTCCGGCGCGACAAACCCCATGCAGGGCGTGGCCGAGAGAAAGACATCGGGCGCGGCAAAACGGGTGGATGTCGAGCAGGGAAGCGTCAGGCTTGCTCCGCTCCTTGCCAATTTCCGGCGCACACAGAAACTAAAGGGCCGTGCCTATCTGCACCTGATACAGAAGACTATGACCCAAGAACGGGTGTTCAGAATCTACGGCGGGCCGGGCGAATCGGATCAGGAAATAGTGCTGAACCGTCGGGCAATGGGGACGATTTTCAACGACGTTTCGGTTGGCCGGTATGATGTCATTTTCGAGTTTGAAGGCGCAACGGGAAGCCAGCGCGAACGGGCATTCTGGCAGCTTATCGAAATGGCGAACACGGTTCCGCAGTACGCGCCGGTCATCGCAAAACAGGTGATAAAGAAGATGCCGCTCACAGAAAAGGATGCGGTCATAGCCGAAATGCAAGCCATCGATCAGCAGCAACAAGCGCTTGCAATGGGCGGCGGGGCGCCGGGAGCACAGCAGGGGCCGCGTCCATCGGCGGCACCACGAAGGGAACCACAGAGAGTTATGCAGTAGCACTCACAATAACCCCCACCAGCGGGTAGCCGTTCCGGTTCCGGTTTCCGGGTAGACCACAAGGAACAGTCCGCACAAGGGAGCAGAACAATGGAAGAGCAGGAAGTCACCACCCAGGAAACACCGGCAGTAACGTCGGGCGATCTCACCGAAGAGGAAACCGCTGCGTATGAAGCATTCTTGCGCGGCGACACCACCGAGGCCGTTCCCAGTAATGGGGCAGACGGGCAAGAGGGAGCGGACGAAACACCGGGAGAAGATACCGGGAAAGAAACGGCAGAGGATACCGGCAATAAGCCGCCCGCTACCGCGAAAAAACCCGATGACAAAAAGGGCGGTGATACACAGGAAACGGAGCAGGAACAGCGGTCACGGCAGGAATTGGAGTCTGTTCTTGGCAGACAAGGGGTAGAGCTTGGGAACCTTCGCAAGGCGGTTCTTGAGCGTGATCAGGAAATGGAATCGCTCAGAAAGAAAGCATCCGAGTATGACCGATTTGAAAGCCTGATTTTGAAAGGCCCGGACGCTCGTTATTTCGACACGGAAAAACGGGAAGCACCGACCGGCGATGATGCCGAGTACGATGTCACCGACCCGAAGAGTGTACGGGATTTCATAGCCCGCGAACAAGCCAGAATACGCCAAGAAGAGAAGACACAGGCAGAACAGGCCATTGCAAAAGAACAGGCCTTCAAGCGGCAATCGGCAACGAAAGCCACGGAAGACCACCTCCTGTCACAGGGGGTTCCTCGTGAGAAGTACGAGGCAGCAAAGGCCGAACTTGCGAACGCTGTCAATGAAGGGCGTCTCCCGGAATTGGTATGGAAGATAGCCAATGTTGACACTCTCGTATCCGACGCACGAAAAGACGAGCGGAACAAGGTCATTGCCGAGCTACAGAAAACCGGCAATGCACCGCGTACGCTCGCATCGACTCGCGCAACGGGAGAGTCTATTCCAACACCGTCGAACCAGCTTTCCGGTCTCCCTGACGAAGAACTCAGGGTACGAATCGATCGCGCAAAGACCATAGAAGAGCTTGACGCTCTCCAAAATGAATTTGTGCGGCGCGGCTTGTAGCCCATACGAAGTAAAGGGCATGAATCATGGCTGATACTCCCGGCACCAACACCACCTATTGGGACATTCCCGGTACTACGAGTTACCGTACCGGATATGTCCTTGACATCGCATCAAAGAAGCTCCGCATCGAGGCCGCAAACAAGTCCGTGTTCTCTCAGTTCATGGGCAAAAAGGGAGACATGTCGCCTATCATTGTCCAGAACGAATTTAAGACCATCAACGGCGATACGGTCAATGTCCAGCTTTTGGCGAACTTGACCGGAGCAGGAAAGGCCGGATCGGAAGAGCTTGAGGGTTCGGAAGAGGCGCAGAAGTATCACAAACAGGCTGTCTATATCAACCTTCTGCGTCACGCCGTAAAGGACGAAGGCGAAATGTCCGAACAGCGCACCCCGCAAGACACCATCGAGAACGGGCGCAAGAACCTCGGAACATGGTGGAAGAACCGGTTCGACCTCGACATGTTCAACACCATTTATTACGGCTATCCCGACCATATCGCAGGCGCGACGGCCTCCGGTGGATACGCTGTCAATTCCTCGGCAGCTGTTCCTCCCCGGTATTGGGATGTTGCCGACGAGGCGAACAACGCCGCCACCTATTCCGCAACCCCGGCGACCCACGTAACCAATATTCAGACCGCCGAAGGCACCCTGAGCAACGTCGATACCGATTTCTTCTCCCCGGCTCTTGTTGAGGGTGAGGCTACCAAGCTCGAAGAGGGCAACGCCGAGAAGATCGAAGTAGGCGGTTTTGTCGGGTATCTCTGTATCGCGCACCCCCGGCAGATACACCAACTTCGTCTGAACGAAAAATGGTTCGCCGCCATGAAGGACGCCATGCCCCGCGACGAGAAGGGCAACCCTCTCTTCCGTGGTGTAAACGGTGCCTCCATTCTTGGCATGTGGGATGGCGTCATTATCATGTCCTCGAACTTCGTTCAGTCCGGCGCTCCGACCCGTAATTATTCGGCTGGCGTCATCACATCCGGGAACACGAACGGTGCGTATGTGCGCCGTGCGGTTTTCATGGGTGCCGGTGCCGTGGCGGTTGCGGTCAAGGATGCAAACCCGCGCCTCATCCCGAAGAACGATTTCGATTATTACCTCAAGCGCGGCGTGGCTATCTCCGGCATTTGGGGTTCTGCCCGCGCCGATTATAAATCATTCGACGGGAACGACACCATCATCTCGCAGAATCTTCGCGTCGTTTCCACCTACAGCCCCGCGACAACCATCTAAGCGGGCGACATAAACCAGAACAGGGCGGGGGGTCAGCCTCCGGCCTCTCGCCCTTAAAAACGGGAATACGATGCGGACACTGATAGCGGCGCTCATGGCAGTACTCATACTCACGGTTCCGGCTTACGGCGAACAGTTTGACAGCCGTGGGGTATGGACGCCGTATTCGAGCGCCACGATAGCTAAGTCAGTACGGGTAACATCCGGCATCATCGACGTTTCCGGCATGGAGAGCGAATTATGCGCCATGATTTACGGCGCAACGAATGATGACAGTCTGAATGTGACCTTTGAATTACGCGGCATGATGTCCCCGAATATCGCAGACACAACGGCATCACGGCAACTTCTGACAACGACAATCAAGGTGCGGCCAAGTACAGCGGGCGCACAAGCCATAAGTGACACGCTTTTCGGGACATCGAAAGTCCCGTATATCTACGCGCGGATTACGAACACGGATGTGGACAGTACGCTTTACAACGCCACAGTACGGCTCTTCATGCAACCGCGCGAAACAGGCACCATCACCAACCAGTAGGAGGTGCATCATGGGTATCATGGTCGAAGCAATCGGGCAACGAACCGGCATCGGGCAGTATGTATTCGCGGAAAAGCCGGGATGGACGGGGAAGGTATGTGAGTTACCCGATGCGATGGCAATGCAGCTTATCGGAGGGCAGGAATCACTTGCCGAGAACATACGCCTTTTCAAGCTCGCGGTATCGGATGGAAGTGTGACACCGCCCGTTTCCGAACCTGAGCCGGAAGCCACCGTAAACACCCCTCCCGTCGTAGTTCCGAACCCGGCGGCACCCGTAGTCACACCGGCCCCCAAGGTCGCCCGTAAACCACGCGCCAAGTCCAAACGGAAGTAAGAATACATGACCGCATATAACACAGGCATGACAGGCCAGAACATGATTGACGAAGTGCTCTCTCACGGGAATGAAGAGGGCACATCGGAACAGAATGCCCGTGCTCTGCGCTGGCTGAACCGGGCGTCGATACACCTGTTTTCAAAGTTCGACTGGCCCGAATTGATCGTGAATGACGCTGAGTTCACGACTGACGGATCAACCAAGTATGACCTGACAACATACCTGACGGCCGATAGCATTGCGGTTGAAAACTTCGGGCGGTTACGTGGAGACAGTATTCGCATCGGCACACTTCCGCTGGACATCATCGGAAAAGGTCAGTGGGACAAGAAAGACCCCGCGAGAACGCTATCGGGGGTTGCCGTAGCTGCGGCCATGACGAACCGGAAGGACTTTCGGATACTGCCCTACGGCTCTGACGGCGAGACGGTGAAACTGGATTTCGTTGGGCTGCCGGTTCTGATAACCGCCGCTACGACCGCCGATGAAATGTCATTCTACCCGGAGCGGCAAATACTCGTTATCGAATATGCGGTCATGTGGACATACCGCCACACCGGGCAAGGTGATTGGACATG